AGGGGCGCCTCATGTTGCTTGTTATAAAAAGTCTTGCTCTCTCTCCTTTAACACACCTTTGATGGACTTCAGGACATCATTTTTGATTTTGAGACCCATAGATGTCTGATTAATTAGATGAATACCATTGGAGTTTTTGCAGTATTCCGGAATGAGTTCTGGTTTGTGACGTAAAACTTGCATAGTGTCCGGATCCGAACGAACCCAATGTTTTTCCAATGATTTCTTGAGACGCATATTGAAGTCCTTGGTCCATACTCTGGCTGCCGCCATCTTGTTTACTGGGATGCGATTTTGAACGACTACACATGGATTTATCACTGCAGACAAAACAAATTGTTCATGTATTTGTTCATTATACATAGTTGAATACATCATGTTATCCCAGTAATCCGCATCGACGAGGTGGTCTGCAATCACGGATGCTTCTTCCATGGTGATTCCTTTGGCCTGGATGTAATTTTCCTGCACGATGCCCATGCGATTTCCAGGTTCATCCATGTGCACACCAAGATAGTCGTTCACCTTAAATTTCCCCTTGGTGGTTAGAACATCGTCCATAATTTCCTTGGTGGTTTTGAACATGTCTCGTTGGTGAATTGTTTCCACGACCTCTTTGTTATTTTCCGGTTCCAAGGTCTTGTCTTGAATTTGGATGGTGTCCAAGTTGTTTTCGCAAGGTATGAAGATTCGGGAGTGAATCTTGATCCGATTCTGTTGGATCCACCTCCAACCGGGCAACTCATTTTTGATCATAGATGAATCATCCGTGACAATGTCAGCCTTACTGAAACCGATGAATCCGAAAAAATTTTGGGTGACATTTTGTGAACGCAGAGTGTCGGTCCCCACATAGACCGCCGACGCGCCAATGGTCTTGCAAATTTGTGCCGTAGACCAGCCCTTGACTAGAAACATTTTACCTGGCTCACATTTCTCAAAGATATTATCTTTTTTGGTTTTAAGAAACTTGTCCATGAGCAAGGAAGAGGAACAGGATTTAACTACTCAAGCGCTAGAAATGATTTTCAGTCACCCAGACATACACACGCGTCTGTGGAAACCACTTAGATTACATCTAACCTATTATTTAACTTGTACGGCAATTATTCATATGATTACCATCACCATATTGATCATCATACTATGGAAACTTATGCGAAGTTCACGTTACACGACCTCCTCGGCGTAGGATGCCAGGACGCCGTTCAGCAGACTGAAGAAGGTCAGTGTGAAGATCCACTGGAAGATCTCCCGACCCTGAGGAAACTGCAACTTGGTCAACTTATTCTTACCAATGTTGTAATGCACAAGCCCTTCAATGAAGAATACCAAAAAGGTAGTTAAGGCGACGACGCCAATCATTTATAATTCTGGAGATTAATATTAAGGATGCAGATCTTCGTGAAGACATTGACAGGAAAAACTATTACGCTAGAGGTTGATTCATCGGATTCCATTGACAACGTGAAGGCCAAGATTCAAGACAAGGAAGGAATCCCACCGGATCAGCAGCGGTTGATCTTCGCAGGAAAGCAGTTGGAGGACGGTCGGACCCTTTCGGACTACAACATCCAGAAGGAGTCCACTCTCCATCTGGTGCTTCGTCTGCGCGGTGGGATGATCGAGCCTTCGTTGATCCTGTTGGCGAGAAAGTACAATTGCGACAAGAAGGTATGTCGTAGGTGCTATGCCCGCCTTCCGCCCAAGGCAACCAACTGTCGCAAGCGTGGGTGTGGTCACTCGAGTGATCTTCGTTTAAAGAAAAGGGCGGAATCTAGAAAAAGATGAAGACCACTACTGACGTTGTTCATCAGAACCTCGGATTGGTTCACAAGCTTTCCTATAGATACCAGCGACCTGGTATTTCTAGAAAGGATCTCGTTCAGGAAGGGACGTTGGGGCTACACCGCGCGATTGTGAAATACGATCCATCGAAGGGAGTCAAGCTGTCAACCTATGCCTATCCTTGGATAAAGTCATACATGTCAAGATACGTTCAGAAGACCAGAAAAGCTATGGACTATCTACCGGTCGCGGAGGTATACAACCCCGAACCAGAATCAGAAGATTTAAACAAGGCAGAAGATATAATGTCTTGTTTGAACCAAAAACAGAGGGTTATCATCGTTTGTCTTTACATACACAACATGAGTGTTTTTCAGGTTGCACAAGCCATGAATATTACTGAGACGCAGGTGACATGGCAAAGACAACGTGCTATGCAGAAAATGCGTCAGTGTAGTCTCAAATGATTATTTTTTAATATTAGAAATGGAAATGTATGACTTGAATGCCGGTGGTGGTGGTGGTACACCTCTGACCTACAATCCTTCCATACCGGACAATGGCGCTGGTGTTGGTGCAGGACTAACTGTACCGAAACCTGGAAATTCTAAAGAAAGGGATACAGGATATGATGCTCAACGAACTGTGATAGACCGAAAAAATAATGATGATAAACAACAAGGAAACCCAATGCTTACTAGTATGGCATTTTCCACTCCAATCTCGGAACTCGAATATGAGGAGCCTATGAACAATATGATGTCAGGCGATATGCATACAGTCATCCCTCCTCAGGCGTCCGTGGCTCCCCATGAGATGCTCATGGCTCAGCCCGCACAACAGGCGCAACAAAAACCGCCTTCTCCAGAAGCTACCACGCCCGTGGTGGTGGTTGAGGAGAAGAAGTATCCTCTTGGTCTGACCAAGGAGCAATACGAGGCTGTGATCGTGGCTATCCTTGTCGCCCTGGTATTCTATCCTGAAGTTCAGGCGAAGTTGGCTATTTACATCCCAAACTTTATGTCCAAGGATGGATCTCGTAGCATGGCCGGACTGGCTGTCAGTGGTCTTATCGTCGCGGTCGGTTTCTATCTGGCCCGCAGGTACTTTGTTGACAAGTAATTAAAGAAATAAAACACTATAAAAATACAATTGTGAAGAAATCCGGTTCTACAGAATGTGGTTCACGGGTTACATTTAGTCTTACTTTTTAGAATAATGGTAATAATTTTAAAAAATAATAAAAAACTCTCCGAATGGGTTTCGATCCCATCACCTCAAGATTAACAGTCTTGCGCTCTACCTAATGAGCTACCGGAGAACAATGTGAAATCACCCAGGCAATCCACTCCTAAGAGGCTACCTCGGCTTGACCTTCACATTGTTATCTTGGAGTTTATGTTTAACTATTTGACGCATGAAGAAATCTCCTGACATCAGGACGAGCGGAAGGGGTCCGAACATCAATATGGTCGGAGCAACAGCGATGGCCACGCCCACCTTCTGTCTTAAAGAAAGATCTTCCATATATAGTAATGTATGGTTATTCTGTCTGGCTTGTGCCACTGAATCATCGTCTTCTGACCAGGGTCTACAAGTTTAGGCACATCCCACACATAACCATCTCGACCAATCATGCGACCGTACCTGATCCTGACAACCTTGGACGTCTCTATGATGTTGTGAATTTCAAGCCATACGGAAAGATTGGAAAGCAGTACGTGGTTGATCCACTGCACGCGCTTGGATGGGAGTGTGACGTAGAGGATCTGGACATTCACCACACGCCTCACATGAGTCACAGGTATTCGTTCTATCCTTACGACAAGGTGTATTCAGTGTATCCCACCCCGATCCGTTTGATCGCGGAGGTCTGTGTGGCGGACACCCGATCCCCTAACTGGGAGGAGTGGAAAATAATTAAAGAAAAGATTCCAAGATAAAGTACAATGGCTTTTTTACCTTTTCTTCGGCATGGCGATCTTTATGACCTTCTGGACACTACGTCCAAGGTTCTGAATGAGCTTCCTAACATGGAGAAGCAGTTTAATAATAAATTGGCTGACAGATATCTATACAAGCGTACCCACACCACGGATGAGGGTTTCGAGATTGAGATGCACCTGCCCGGAGTGGGCAAGGACAACATTCATATCACCCTTTCTTCTGATGATCACGAGGTGACGGTGGCATACGGTGAGAACCGAAGTGCCTCATTCGATTTGCCCAGTTACGTGGATGTATCGGATGAGGGGTACAAGGCGAGTTACATTGATGGTGTGCTCAAGCTCTTCTTCAAGATGCGAACTTCGGACAAGAAGCGCCGGGAGATCAAGCTTGATTAGACGAACAATGTTCCGCCGAGTCCGCCTTGGCAGCGGAAAATGTTATAGTTTACCGCGTAGAGTCTTGCTTTACGCGATATGCTATTATTGACCAATAATAGATCGAAAATCTGACTGGAAATACGGCTCATGTTAACAGTTCCTTCACCCACGTTGAATATGTTTATCTTGTAACTTGGCGTTTGAGTGTAGTAATTGTAAGGTTGGATAGCTCTCATGTTCATTTGATCTAGGTCAAAATAAACTTGACCGTTCAAGAACAGTCGCCACCTGACCACTTGATCATTGGAATAGCTTACGTAACTTGTGCTTGCTTCTGAACTATAGTCAAACACGCCTCTGGTTCCAGAATCATTTTGTACGATCAATATCATTTCTTTTACGGGATTTTCGAATTCAGTTTTGAAGCGTATTTGATTAAGGTCACCCAAAGTGATTCTGGCAAGTTGTACTTGCGATATGGTATAGTCCAATTGCTTTCCAAGGAAAAACTTGCGATGTTCTTCATTCAGGTAGACAGCCTGTAGATCGAGCGCGACATCTGGCACAGGAAGGTTACCTAATTCCTCTTGCGTTCTAAGTGTTATCTTGACTTCAATAGTGTGTCTGCCAAGAGCCAGAAGAGGAAACGAATTAGCATATCCCTTTCCAAAGAATGGTATTTCAACCAAGAATTGTTTCGTGACGGATGTTGTTCCATAACTAGTGGGTGTGACATTGCGTTTAAGAATGGCGTCATTGCTGTTTCGCTTTCTCTGTGTGTCTGTGATATCCGATATAACCGCCATATACTCTCCGGTCATGCTGACTATAGTCTGCCCACCGACTAACAATTCTGCACGCTCTATGAAGGCATGGCCTGCATCTTGTGGAACAGTTTGAGATTCAACGAAACTGAAATTCACGAGAAAAGATGTAATAATGTCACATGTATCATTTTCTATTGTACAAATCGATGTTCTTCCATAGTTAATATCTGATCCAAACGCCAGACGAAGGTTCTCTGTCGTGTATCCCGAACGTTTTGTAAATACTTTTTGATAGAAACTTTGTTGTGGATCACCTGTCAAAAAGGTGTCATGGTATCCTGTGACGGCAAGCCGCATACTATTATGATGTGTCAAAAAAAGAATTGAAAAAATACATACGACTAATAGACATGAACATTCAACTCAAAAAATTCAATCCCGCTTCAATGGGTGACGACAAGGTTTGTGTATTCATAGGAAAGCGAGGCACAGGGAAATCGACGTTGGTGACGGACATCCTCTATCACAAAAAGCATCTTCCGGCGGGCGTGGTGATGTCGGCGACCGAGGAAGGCAATCACTGGTACCAGCAGTTTATTCCGGACTTGTTCATTTATGGTGAGTATGACAAGGACATCATAGAGAGGGTCATCGAAAGACAGAGGAAGATGGTAAACATGAAACCACCCCCAGGAAAGAAAGAACTAACATCCAGAGATGTTGGAGCCTTTATCCTGATGGACGATTGTATGTACGACCGACGGTTTCTCAAGGATGCATGTATTCGCCAATGCTTCATGAACGGTCGCCACTGGAAAATTTTCTTTATGTTAACGATGCAATACTGTATGGACTTAAGCCCCGATTTGCGCGCTAATGTGGACTATGTCTTCATCGCTCGAGAAAATGTAATCCAGAACCGAGAAAAGTTATATAAGGCATTCTTCGGAATCTTCCCAAATTTCGACATGTTCAACCAGGTGATGACGGCGTGCACCGAAAATTACGAGGTACTGGTTCTGGACAACACCAGCAAGTCCAATCGGATCGAGGACTGTGTATTTTGGTACAAGGCCAAGATCCATCAGAACTTTAGGGTCGGCTCTGCACAATTCTGGAATCTCCATCAGAAGACCTATAAAAAAGCAGGAGGCGCTACAAAACCTGGTCAGGATCCCAATGATGTCAAGAGAAATAGGAACTCTCAAGCCCTCCAGGTGAAGAAGTTGAAATAATTATTCAGGGTCAGGACGATGACCGAATGGACATCCGACACAATGGAGACCAAATCAATCGCACTCGTTACGAACGCGCTCGTCAACTCCGGGTTGGTGAGCGAAAGCAAGGCGGATGCGTTGGCCACTCATCTCAGCAAGGGCGCTAAGAACTGGTGCATCAAGAAAATGAAACCAGGGAAAATAAACGAAAACAAAAAGGAGTTACAAAAATACAACTCAAAGATTTGGACAGAATATCTAGCCAAGAGAAACTACATTTTCGATGTTACTGAAAGTGGAGTGGTCAAGCGCAAAACTCCTTTAGTGGAGAAACAGGAACGCCTTTTGGCTATCAGGGACAAGATGGTTGGTGAAACATTTGTCCCACCTATCAAAAAGGTCAGCAAAAGACTTCTTGATCAGGCACGACTCAAGAGACTTCTTACTTTGGTCAAGAAAGACATTGACGAGATGGAAAATGAGATGAAGGGTCTGTCAATGATCAATCAAAATCTGGAACGCTACTTTATTCGTCGACCTTCTTTCAAGCCCAAGGTTTTTATTGGTGAAAAGGAAGAATACCTCGACCTTCCCGATATCACCAAGAGGAAGCGCATCCTCAAGAGACTTTTACACCTTCTGAACATGAAACGTTTTGGCAAGATGGACAAGATACATGAGAAACTCACACAAGTTCGCAGGGACACGATGACCAGTCTGGTTCAGATACAACGCGACATCTTCATCAATTCCAAAGAGTGTTGGGTGCGCGCTGAAAGGGCATCAGTCTTGGACAAGAAACATGCGAACGACGAACTCAAAGCCGAGCATGTCAAGATATCGGAACACATTTCATCAAACCTAAGCGACTACATGGTCGAGGTGCCAAAGCCTTTCAAAAACGCCACGGTCATCAGCGAGAACGACACACGGGCAAACTGGAAGAATCCAGAGTTCAAACGCCTCTACGCGAACCGGATGCGATCAATGATCTACGCGATCCGCAACAACGACAAGTCCAAGTTTCTGGACAGAATCAAGAGTGGTGAACTCAAGCCCAACACATTCGACTCTAAGGAGATATGGGACCTTTGGTATCAGGAACCCAAGAAGGAGGTGGTCGAGAAGAGGCCAGAGGAATACGAGGATGGGATGTTCAAGTGCGGCAAGTGCAAGTCTATGAAAACCACCTACGTGGAGAAACAAACGCGCAGCGCAGATGAGCCCATGACCTTATTTATCACCTGCAGGATGTGTGGTACTGTGATGAAGCGTTAAAGGAGAGACATGGAAGATATTTAGAATGTGTAGTATCTGTGGTGAAGACATTTCCTTCGTCTGTAGAGTCAATGTCCGTTGCGGTCACCACGTTCATCACGAGTGTCGATTAAACCTCGTCCCATTTACAAAATGTTCAATATGTAATAGATTTATAATTGATAAACTTGATGTCCACTTGAGTGACGGAGATGAAATATGTCACAAGCGTTGTGATACAAACACGCGACGTTACTATCCACCCTGTCCAGTGGAAGGTTGTGGCATGGCTCTGCATAAACACCACGTCATCACGAACAAACAGTGTCAACAGCTCATAGTAGAACTCGAAGGAAAGACGTATGAAGAACGCATGGCGATCTATCTTTCTTACGGGTTCCGTGAAGATGAATTAGGTGGCGGAGAACTTGACGAAGAAACATGGAAAAGAATTCAGACAATAATTTCAGTATCTTCGCAAGAAAAGGACATAGAAGAACAAGTTGTGATACCGAAAGAATCTAAACCGAAACTGATCATTCCTCCACCCAAGGCCTATGAACCCCGAGAACTTGCTCCCGGAGAGCGATACAAGCCACCGAATAAGTCTAGACGATCCCAAGAACGCGGAGCTTCTCTAAAAACTCTAGTTCCTCACTCTGTGAAGGATAGGGTTCATGTGCCCCCTCAAGAAGATTTTGCTTTATTTTCACGATGTCCAATCTAGAAAAGGTCACAGATCCGAGAATGTAGTCCTCGTAGGCCTCGGCGACCGCTGGAATCAGTGGCTTCACCAGGTCGTACATCGCCTTGGCGTATAACTGGATCTCCGGTTGGGCATGACTGTCCATCCTGAGACGCAGATAGTGAAGAAGATTGTGCAAGTTTATCTTCCAGTAGAACTCGGTGTAGGTCGACAGGGGCAGGTGCTCCCGCGCCGTCTCGCGGGCAACCCCATGGTCAAGCAAGCTTTGATAGACCTCAAAGGCCTGTTCGCATGAAGCCTTCTGATCCCTCAAGAGCACCATGGACTCGGGCGAAACCAGTACTCCATCGGATCCCTGATGGTTTACCTTGGACTGACCACGGAACTCCGCCGGAACGTGAAACTCCTCGGGCAACTGTGAATACCTACCCGAAATTTCATTGATGCTGGCAGTCCGGTGACGCATGTGCTGCCGAGCCAGAAAGATGGGCATCTTGATGTGAAATTTGAAGTCGACCATCTCAAAAGGGGTTGTGTGGGCGTGACGGAGCAGGTAGCGAATCAGTCCGCGGTCACTCCGAACACTCTTGGTGCCTTCTCCATACGAAACGCGGGCGGCTTGCACTATGGCGTGATCAAGATCCTCCCTCGGCATTGTATCGACAAGACGTACGAACCCATGTTTCTCAACACGGATTTCTGACATTTATACTACTATCGAATGTATTCTCTAATTAACATCACATCGCAGTCACCCTCCACCGGAAGACCCTTGTCCTTCCACCCTTCCAAACCATCTTCGAGTACAAATATGTTGGTAAATCCGTATACATTCATATGGACCTTGGCCATCTTGGCGACCAGTGACTGTTTATTATTTCCGTAAAGCACTATAGCTTGGTCAAAACCGGGAAATGTTCGACCCGTTCCCGAGAAAAGTCCTTCCCCTCGCTTTTCCACATCCAAGTAAGTTACCTTTTCAACTTTCTTGGGTGGTTTACTTGGCGTATCGGGATTCGTCGTCGGCATTACAATGGGTTGGTTCTGTCTGGCGACTTCGGCGTCGTACATTCTGACGGCCCTATCCAATTCTGTCTCTTTGTTAATCTTCAACTTGGTCGCTTCTTCCAATTTCTTGGACTTCTGGGAAAATTCCATGGGTTCGATGTTCCTCAACGGTCTCACTTGTTCAAAATCAATTCTAGCACTATTCTCTGCTATCCGAGCATTGTTGGCATCATCAGTTGCAGTAATGACCCTTCCCCTCGCCAGCAACAACCGATCGGATCGCTCCCGAAGCACCCTTTCCTCGTAGGATCTCTTTTCGATTCGTTTGGGATCATTTTCACCGTCAAGAATTGCATTGATTCGGTCAAACTCTATCATTGGAAAATTAATCGAGTTCGGAAGCCTACAATTCTGAAAATGTGTCTGTGAACCTACGTGAATCAACATGAGGTTTGGACGCGACAGTCTGAGACTATGTAATTGTTCTGGTGAAACCATTATATTATTATTACTCATAATTTCTTACGGCGAGTGCCACGGGGAAGCGAGGAACGCCGTCTTGGGTGAGACCCTGAAATTGAACGGTGAGCATTTCACCCATCAACTTGCCCCGGTTCTTCCACAGCTCCCGTCTGCTCTCCATCGTTCCCTTGGGTCTGGCTTTGAAGGTGTCACCATCCTTGGTCTCGCAGATCCAAATGGGCGTCCCGCGGTCTTTGCCTTCGGCCTCCTCTGCACCCACGATTTCAAACTCTTCAGTCATCATCTTCTTGTACTTGATGCACTGGGACGAGCGCCTGTTAAGCAAGTAGGGACTGTCTGCCACGCGAATCACTACACCCTCGTGACCCTCTGCCACAAACTTATCGTGATACCTATCGGCGTCCTTGGCGGTTCCTTGATAGGCTGGAACGATCTTAATCATGGGATGGTTGATTGACTTGATGATTTCCTTGAGCCTCTGGTATCGTTCCATGAAGGGCATGTCCAACTGACTGAGACGAAAGTAGTCGAAGCAATGAAACTCCAACTTTGGTGCGTAGGGACTTTCTGAACCCCGGGCGGCACTTGTGATCTGTTCAAAGTCCAAGTCCTTACAAAAGAGTTCACCGTCCAAGAACTCGCCTTCTTCCAACTTTCCTTCCAAGGCCTTTTCCAGGTGGGTCAAATGTTCAATCCTCTGTTCATTTCTGGATTGAAGCAAAAGTCCACCACCTGAAAAGCCACCAAGCATCCTGACACCATCCAACTTGGGCTGAAACCGTATGTCACCATCAATCCCATATGACCTCGAGCTGAACGAGTAGAGCAACATGGGTCTTAGGACAACTTCTGCTCTCAGTTGAATATTGTCCATGTACCCCAACTTGACCTGTTTTCGCCACATCTGAGCGGCTTGCTCCTCGATGGGAGTCTTGCGTTTGGCATCGGGAGGGCGTTCCGTCACGGATCTTTTACCATCGATAAGACCTGTGGTTCGTCTAATCATTCCATTGACGACCTCGACTTGCCAAATGCGAGTCTTTCCCTTGGCATCTTTGCCATAAAGAGCCGGAAAGAACGTCATTTAACTAATATAGTGTTTTTTGTTTAAACCCCAGTGGAACCAAAACCACCCACGCTCCTAGGTCCGAGTCCCTGAGCCCTTGCGTGATCAATCAGATCTGGTTTGAACTGAGGGTCTGGTATTTCTGACGGGTCGGGAGCCACCGGATTATCCTGAATGGGAATTTGTGGATACAGATCCGGGTCCTCAACAAGGTCACAATGCTCATAACGCTCCAGAATCAACTGGGCAATGCGATAACCCTGTTTGATGTGAAACGGGCGGTTCCCATGGTTGAACAAGACGACCCGAAGTTCACCCTCATAGTCCCGGTCAATGACACCAGCACCCACCTCGATTCCGTGCTTAACGGTCAGTCCCGAGCGACTGGCGATGCGGGCGTAGCATCCCTCTGGAATCTTGACTCGGATCCCCGTGGGAACCACGAATCTCTTACCCTCGTGGACCACGCAGTCCGAGCAGGCATAGAGATCGTAGCCCGCAGAAAGTTCTGTGCCCCGGGTCGGTAACATAGCATCAGAATGCATCTTCTGAACAACTAAGGTATTCATGTTTTTGGTATTCATCTATAGAATCTTTTCTTTAAATACCACGCAACAACGAGCAGAGTTATGAAATACCATATTTTAGCATAGATAAATGTTACAAATCGAATAAGATACGCAATCAAGTATTCAAGAGGATTGGAAGGACTTCGTGAGAAATTCATGAAGAAGCGAGAAACTTTTGCCCACGTCCAGTTGATAAACACAAGCCACTTGTTGAAAATTTCCGGCGTTCCTTTCGGAATCACGATGAAATGTATTTTCAGCATGAGGCGAGTCTTTCCGTTGGGGATTGTTCCACGGACACAGTGATAATCCCTGTTGTACTCGATTCCGTTGAAGTCTCCGGTTGACAACTTGCTGGTCTTGTCACCGACCTGCGTAAAGACAGTCGAGTTGTCGTTCAGTGCTAGAATTATTCTGACGAACCTGCTCGGACCCTCAATAAACTTCATGGGTGAATCATAGTGACAGTCAACAAGCACTCGGTCGCTCGCCTTGGCGTCCACGGGTGACACACTGACAAACACTTCATCAGTTGACGGAACGGGTCGTATGGACCAACCTGGATAGTTTTTCAATATGGTTTCACGAATTACCGGGGAATTTCTGAGCGTGTCGATTGCATTCTT